GGTTTCGCTACGGGCTTTGCTCAAGGTTTTAACTCAACGTACACAGCGCGTATGCAGAACGAGGCCGCTGAAAAGCGTGATAAGATCCGTTTTGGTGCCCAAGCGTGGCTAAAGCAAGAAGAACGCTTCAACGCCGCTAAAACACAGGATGAGGCGTTAATGAGCCAAGCACAGGCTCTTGTGGACAGTGAAACCCTTATTCCAAAAGACGCTGTCATAAATATATACAATATGCTCAAGTCAGGGCAATCTGAAAATAGCATTCGTGCGGATATTCGTAGTTCTGGCGCGAAGTTTGAAGCATTACCTAAGCCTAGCGAGTCCGGCCTTGTTGTAGACGATAGCACAGTATCTACTGAATTAGGCAATCAGACTGAGTCTATGTTAAGTGATGAAAATCAAGGACTATCTACGGGAGCAGACTCTCCGGGTGTGACTGTACCTAACGCCAATGAAGTAGCGGGTGAAAACACGGCTACGGCAATCACCCCTAAAGAAGAAAAAGACGATCCTAATAATCCGTTTAGTCAATACAATACTCAGATTAGGGAAGCGGTAAATCAGACCGAAGGCACTTACTTTGATGATGTTTTAGGTGGGTATAAAGCTCCGGCCCGAGCCAATAAGTATAATTTTATACCGGGCGTAACTAAGGCCGACAAGGTTACGGTTAATCAACTAATTGCAGACACCGTAGTTAATACCGACGCTTACAAAAACGGAAACCCAGAAGAAAGATTAAAACTACTATACAACGCCGCTAGTCCATCTAAACAACCTGAGACTATGGTGGAGCAGTTTAGAAGCAAACTAGGTACTGGCGCGGAAGCGGCATCTATGCTTGTTTGGTCATTTACTGAAGAAGGTATCAAGGCCCTTCAAAATGGAGATCCTACACAGATTTCGACTGCATGGGCGGGTTTTCATGATGTAGTTGACCCGGACAAGGACTCCGCGTGGGATCCAGATGATATTGAGGGTTCTATCTACAAGTCATGGACGAAAACACCAGAAGGAATTAAGGCAACGACCGCTGATGGAAGCGGAAATGTAGATAGCGCCGCAATTGCCGCCGCTATGGCTACAGCTACTGACGTGGCTACTCAAATTAGAGAGGCAACAAACGGAAGATTTGGATTTAATATAGCTGACGTTAAAACGCTGGATGACGTTGCGAACGCACGAGTGCAGTACGAGGGCAACGAAAGTATTAATGCCCAGCTTGATAAACTTAATGAGAACTTACTATCGGCGCAACGAGAAAAGACAGTAGCAACTGACAAAGGAAAAGACTACAGCGTCTACGGTATTAGCCCTGAAGGTGGGTTAAGTTATATTGGCGTTGGTACCCGCAGGATGGGTAAGCTGTATATGACAGACCCTGAAACGGGAAAGGAAGAAGAAGTAGCCCCGCAAGATGCAAACCGAATGGGGTTAGCTGGTCTGGATGTAGAGTTTGACGCAGAAAAAGTTAACGCTTCTGGTTGGGTAAAGAAACAATCTGCATTAACTGGGTCTGTGGCATTCGCCCGTTCTTCACTAAGTTATATAGCTAAACTAGAAAAAACACCTACCGCAAGAACTTATGTAGCGAGAGGTGCGGCGCGTGTGTCTGAGTTTATGAACGAGATTGATGCGTTAGGAGCCCTTGTCCAAGACAAGGACGGACTTATTTCTAGAGAGAAATTAGAAGAGCAGATTAAAACTAATGTCTCGTTTAAAAAATATGGGGATGAAGTTAACGCAATTATAGCTCAAGAAGCATTATTGGTATTCCAGTTAGCAAAAGCTGAGGGTAACTCAGGGCATGCTCTGTCTAACCAAGATTACACCAATTACTTTAACGGTTTATTTAGAGGAAACAGTTTAGAACTGACTCGTGGATTACTTGAAGAAAAAGCGGGCAATGCGTTTACCAATGCTATTAAGAGCGCAAAGGAATTAAAAGATGCCCCGGGCATGCGATTCATTACAGGAAATGGTAATGGAAGCTCTTGGTGGCAAGACCCTAGAGCAACGGCACTTGAAGGAGAACCACAGGCATTAGTTAACTTCCTAGACGCAGGACAGAGACGAGTGTCCGATCTAATGGAGGACTCTAGCTACGGGGCTACTCCAAAGCAAAAACGAGATGCATATATCGCAGGAGAAGAAATCTTAATCGACGAAGCATTTGTTGCGGAGAATCCCGCATTTAAGTCATTCCTCGGTCAACGTATCCAGAGTAAATTAGAGGATAGAAAATAATGGATGAACTTTTACCTTTCGATAATACTACCTCTCTAAAGGAAGAAGAAGAGTTCCTACCTTTTGAAAATACCGCGTCTAATAAAGTAGAGACTGTCGTAACGGACAATCCTGAAGAAACTCAGGAATTCGATTTTACAATATTTGATGATGAGACTCTCATAGGTCAGGATGTAGACTTACCCGCGCCCGATACCACAATGTATGATGATATCGAAAACGAAGGTGAAGGGTTTTTGTCATACCTTCCATATAGTGAAGGGCGCTCTACCGCGCTTGATAAAGCAATGCAACGCTATAACTTTTATGCGGATCATCCTGAATCCCGCCGTCAATTAGATGGTACTATCGTATACAAAAACCAAACAGTGCCCTTACCGGATCAAGCTAAACTAACCGGAAATATGGGTGTTGGCGTAGGACAAAAAGTTATTGGGGGTATTAAAAACGCTGGTGTAGAAATGCTGGCGACTGGGGAACTAATCACAGATTTAGCGGGAATAACAGACGAAAATACTACTTATATTAGCGACAACTTTGCTACTCAAAAATATGGGGATAGCACAATAGACAGTGTAATTGGCGAGGGCTCAAGCCTACTTACAGGCGGTGGTTTTGTAGCCAAGCTAATAGGTAAAGCTCCAAAGCTAGGTAAGTACGGCAATACGATACTTAAAGGTTTAGGCTTTGAAGTGGGTGCGGCGTCCAGTATTTCTAGTGATGCGGGTACGTTACTAATAGGCGAGAACGCATTACTTGGCGATTTTGCTGGCGGGGTTCATCCTCTTTTAGAGGGTATGGATGTCGATGCAGAGGACTCTCTGGCAAAACAAGAATTAGCAAAACGTATGAACATTCTCATGGATGGCATGACAGCGGCCGGTGTTTTGACTGGCGCTATCAAAGGCATCGATGTGGGTGGCAGAATGATCTACAACATATTTATAGATCCGCTTGCCAGTGCGGGTAGCATTAATAAAATGGAACAAGAGTTCATGACGAAAGTCTTGAATAGACTTGTCAATGTTGGGGATGATCCAAAAGCTATTGAGGCCGCAAGATTAGAAATAACTGATCTTATAGAAGAGGGTAAAAAACTCTATGTAGATTTACCTCCCGACCTTGCGGAAAATGTGAATATTAGTGTGGACGCCATGACCGCCTTGGAAAGGGCGTTGGCTGGAAATGACACAGAAGCCGCTCAAGAAATAATCATGCAAGCAGGGGCATTAAAAAAGGGCGTTATTTCTAACCCAGTAGGTACTAATAAAACGGCTATAGTCCAAGCAAGAATTCCCAAGGCATTAGATGACACTCTCGATCAGGCTGAATTAAACCTCGGGGCAGACGATGCCATAGCACAAACAAACAAAGCCCTACAAGATCAGGGTATATCTGAAATTGATGACGCGGCTATGGCTGTCGTAAAAGCAGAGGATAACATAGACAACCTCAACATGCGTATCGTGCAGGAACTTACTGAAGACCCTTCTCTGATAGGTAAGGTTACAGATTTAGAAGCCCGTACAGGTTTCGATATTGGTTCGGTTAAAGAAAACAGCGCCGATAACATCGTGGCAAACCTATCTAAAGCATCTGAGCAAATGGACAATACTAAGAATGAGTTGTTTGATGCTATTGAAGGTGGGGTAGTGGATTACGATAATCTGATTACAACTTTAAGAAATCTTAAACCAGAGCAATTAGATAAAGCCGCCGCCGCAATGCCGGGCAACAGTCAGTTTGGTACATTACTTGAGCAGATTAAACTCCAAACCAAAATGGTGGATGGTAAGCCTGTTAGAGAGACATATGAAGAGATGCAGGAACGCTTCGGTAAGTGGGCCTCGTCTAATGAATTAGATTTTGCACGTCTGTTTACGGACATACGTCCGGGCCTTGTAGATTCCATTAACTCACTTGAGTTAGGTAGTGCCGCAGAGAAGGGTGCCGCCAAGACGTTAATCCAGTTTAAGAAGTGGATTGATGAGGACGCTATTAAGTACCTTCGAGAGAATGGCGATGATGAAACACTAGAAGCCGCCGAAGAAGCAATGCGTTACTTCAAAGACGAATGGGCTCCTTTCTGGGATGACGGATCTACCCTACAACAAGTAGGCACACTACGCAGACAAACTGTAGCAAGAGGTAAGCAAGGGCCACGGTTTGATGATGAGGCCCGTTCACTAGTCAAAGGTACTATCAATGATGATAATCGTTCTGTCGCCGCTAACATGGTTAAGCTATTAGATCGTCCTGAAGCGGGTCAAAGCGCATCCGACGTTACAGACTTCATTATAGGCGATGTACTTACTACGTTGAGCAGTAAGTTAGACACCGTAGAAAATATGTCGGATCTTGGCCTAGACTCGGTACGGCAGAGCTTATCACGTTACTCTACGCTTATAAGAAATAACTTTGGGCAGGAAGCTGACCGATTAGACGCTCTCGTGAACAAGCTAGGTGATAATAAACTTACAAAAGAGCAACTACAGAAAGAGCTAGTAGAAGCCAAGCGTTTAGCTAAGGAAGCCGAAGATAGAATATACACCGTAGAACTTAATGGTTTCTTTAGGAATAATGGAGTGCGTAATCCTAATGGCTACGCCACGCTAGAAAAAATATTTACTAATAGGCAATCCGCTGACCAACTATCAGGCCTTATGGCGAGAGCCGAAGGAAACCCTGTAGTCGCAAAGGGTATTCAGGCGGCTTATACGCGCTGGTTCCGTAAGGAAATGCTGGGTACAACAAAGAGTACCGCTGGCGATAAGACTATAAAGTTAAGTAATGAAGCTCTTAATAATGATGGGGTTAAAAACGCATTTGATTACGCTGATATAGTGTTTGCCGATAGACCTGAATTTGTTGAAGCTCTTGACATACTACTAACCGAAGCAGGGGGAATACAAAGATCTCGGGCATCTAAAGCCATTCCTACAGGATCTGGCACCGCAGAACAAGCCGCGCAAATAGGCGCTGTTAATAGAGGTGTTACAGCTTTTCTAGGGGTTTTATCTCGTACAGGGGCTAGGGTTCGTACCACCGCTGTTGGTGCTATACAACAGAACTTTATGCCAGAAAGATATTTTAACATGATTGATAATCTCATGTCGGATCCTGATGAGTTTATTAGAGTGGCTAAAGAAGTTGTTTCACTTGAAAACAAAAAAGGAACTATACCCGTACCGGGTCTTGGTGGCCCGGATACTAATTTTATTGGGTACTTAGACCGAGGTGCTTTGTATAAGATGATGGTTCGCGCTGGTGTGTACCGTGAAGGTAATGCAGAAGACGAACGTAGTTTCACAGAACAGTTAGCTCAGATGGAACTAGATTTTACACAAGGAGCTAATGATGTATACCAGCAGTCCAAGGAATTAGGATTGGATGATTAACTGGCGCGCTTGGGAAGACTCGAACTCCCGGCCTTTCGGTTCGTAGCCGAACGCTCTATCCAACTGAGCTACAAGCGCATATAAAAAAGCCCCCATCTTGAGCCCGTTGGTTAGACGGAGATGAGGGCAAAGTCCACTACAAAAGGACTATGAAAAAGTGTTACGATTCAGAAGCCTCAGTGTCAACATCAGATGCTGGGGCTTCTTCCGTTTGGGGCTGGGCCGCTTGCTTCTCGAACAATCCTAATTCAAAGATTGAACGGTTAAGTGTCCAGTGCATGAACGGGATATTACTAACGGAACTAGACATGAATAAGTGACCGTCTTTGTTGAATCCGGTAACAATGCAACTATCAAACTTCCCTTTGAGAGAATCCAATAGTTCATCGGTTGAAAGTGGTTCTTGTGCATTTGGTTCAATGCTTTCTGCCTCTGGCATAATATACTCCTATTTATCTTTTACAAATTTACCGTCAACCATTTTACCGGTGCGGCGTTTAATTACGTCGTATGCGGCTTGCACACACTCTTCCATCGTGAAGTTCCATGCCTCGGCTTGCATGGTTAAGGTAACAAAGATATCACCAATTGCATCCTGCACTTCGTCTACATCATGCTCGTAAATAGCTTGACGTAACTCGGCTACTTCCTCTTCAGTTTTCTCTAGCTGAGAGAGAGGTTCCGCGTAAGGTAAGATACCTTTTTCAATTCCCCATTCGAGGATCTGATCGTTAAGAGTGTCTAAACTCATACATGTTCCTTTTCGATTTAGTTAATATTACTACAAAGAGATAACTAAGTAAATAGTTAGGGGCGTTATCTACTCTGTAGCTTTTTAAGATTTAGGAAAAACCCGGAGTCAAACCCGCGCTTCCACTCCTTGTGGAGGAAAGAAGTTTCCTTATAAGGGCTGTCAAAGATGCCCCGATAAAACGCCTTCTGTCCCATATCGTATGCCACTTCCAGTGGCTTTTTTTTGGCCTGTCGTTTCTGATGCGACATAGGTCAAAACTCCTATGATACCGCTCCCCATACCTCTGCCCAATCGCCAGAGAGTGCCCCTTTTGCGTAGTCCACAACTTTGTTTTCAAAGAAGTTAGTGTGTGTGACACCAAGCATTCCATCTACCCAAGGCAACGGGTTAGTCTTCACTTTGAAGATACCCTTCATGCCCAGCGCGATTAAACGTCTGTCACAAATATATCGGATATACTGCTTAACCTCGATAGGGGTAAGGCCTTCCATCTGGTTCACGCCGAACGCTAGGCCGATAAACTTATCCTCTAGCTCAACCATCTTTTCAGCGGTGGTGTATATCATCTTTTTAGTTTCATCATTCCAAAGGGTACGGTTCTCTTGAACGTAGGTGCGGAACAACTTAATCATGCTCTCAGTGTGCAGGGTTTCGTCAGCGATAGACCATGCAATGATCTGTCCCATACCCTTCATTTTACCGTGCCTAGCAAAGTTCAGTAGCATCACGAATGAGCTAAACAACTGCATACCTTCAGTAAATGCACTAAACCCGGCAATCTGTGCGGGTAGGTTCTCGTCCTTCTGTAGCTCTTGGAAGAAGTCATGCTTCTCTACCATCTCTTCGTACTCAAGAAACTCGTTGTACGTTGACTCAGGCATACCCAAGGTTTCGATAAGGTGGCTGTAGGCGGCAACATGGATAGCTTCCCGGGCGGCAAACGACGATAGCATCATCCTTACTTCAGGCTGTGGGAAGTGCGGTAGGTAGTTGTTCACATACGCGCCCGACACATCTATGTCGCCCTGAGTAAAGAAGCGGAAGATCTTCGTAAGGAAGTCCTTCTCTCCATCGTTTAATCTGTGACGCCAGTCCTTGGTGTCTTCCAGCATTGGTACTTCTGTCCACAACCAGTGCATTTGCTCACTGGCCTGAAACGCATCATAAGCCCACGGGTAATTAAATGGCTTATAGTAATCTCTTGTGTCCGTTAATTTTGGTTTTCTTTTTGGCATCATTTCCCCCTCGACTCAAAATCTTTCTGGAAGCGTTCTAGCTTCTCAGCGGCCGCACAGTATTTTTCTACTAGGCCATCCATAGTCTCAATGACGTCCGGGTGTTCCGCGACGCCTACAGAGCGCCCCATATAAATCTCAATATTGGCTTTTGCCGCCAACTTTTCAGCCTCAAACTTCTTAATTAGGGCTGTATAAATAAAATCACTTTCCATGTTTATCCCTCACATGCGAGACAGACATCGCCGTCAGCTACTGCTGTTAGGTCAATCTCGTCTTCAATTCTGTTACGTTGAATCTGCATACCGACGCGATCAGCTTTACGGAGCTTATCAGAACGGCAGTAGTACAGGCTTTTAAGACCGTTCTTCCATGCTAAGAAATGAGTGGCGTGAAGATACTTCACATTCACATCCGGGCGGAAAAATAAGTTTAGACTCTGGCCCTGATCAGTATGTTTCTGTCTGTCAGAGGCTAGATCTATCAGCCAAAGCTGGTCAATCTCATTGGCTGTTTTAAATACGTCTTTTGTATCTTGTGGGATATCAAGGTGCTGAACAGAGCCATCATTGGCGGTGATACTAGCCCACGTCTTCTGGGTGTTTAGACCAAGTTCTTCTAGCTTAGTTTCAAGAAACTTGTTTCTTTGTATGTACGCACCCGACATTGTATCTTGGCGAAATACGTTGGCTCGGTAAGGTTCAATGCTAGGGCTAGTGTTACCCATAATAATAGAGCTAGAGGCGTTAGGAGCGATAGCAGTCCAATGACTGAATCTACGCTCGACACCCGCCTGTTGAGCATCGTAGCATGGCCCACGGGTTTCAAATAACTGTCTGTCGCCTCGCTTACATTCTTTCTCGATATGACGGTAAATCTCACGATTAGTTACCTTAGTCATGACGCCCTCTAAAGGCATGTCACGCTTCTGAAAGTAAGCATGTAGACCAAGGGTACCAATGCCGATAGATCGTTCTCTAGATGCTGATAGAGCGGCTCTGGAGACGGTCTTAGGTGCATGTTCTATAAAGTGATCCAGCACGTTATCCAACATCTCCATGATGTCCGGGATAAACTTACGCTCAGACTTCCATTCATCGTAGTACTCGATATTCAGGCTGGACAAACAGCAGACCGCAGTTCGATCCATAGACGTAGGCAAGAAGATCTCAGTACATAGGTTACTGCCGTTGATTTTCAAACCTTGGCTCTTTAGCCATTCAGGCAGATCATCGTTAGCATTATCTATAAACACCAAGTAGGGCTCACCTGTCTGGGTACGCATCTCTAGTAGCTTAATCCATAGTGCCTTAGCCGATACTGTTTCGACTACTTCACCGTTGTTAGGGCTGATTAAATCCCATGAGTCATCAAAGTCCTCATTGCGCATTGACTGCTCGATAAGGTTCATGAAGTCATTCGTTATGTTCACGCCGTGGTGTAGGTTCAGTGTTCGGAAGTTCTGGTCGCCCGTAGGCTTACGCATCTCGACAAACGCTGTAATGTCCGGGTGGCTTATATCTAGGAATGCCGCATAACTGCCGCGACGGGTACGTCCCTGTCGGTAGGCCAGTGAGCTTGCGTCATAGACTTTCAGGTGAGGCATTACCCCAACTGATTTATCGTCAGAGCCACGGATACCTACATGGATACCAACACCGCCGCCTAGCATAGACAGCCAATTTACTTCGGATAGAGTATCTACTAATCCTTCTGCGCTATCGTCGAGGTACGACAAGAAGCAACTGATGGGCATACCCCTTTTGCTCCGGCCGTAGCTGAGGATTGGCGTGGACAACGACAGCCAGTGTTTACTGGTGTATTCGTAGAGGCGCTGGGCGTGATCGGGGTTGGATCCGAATTGCTCACAGACGTAGGCAAATCTTTCTTGGGGGCTACTTTCGTCTTCGCGCATGTAGCTTTCGCGTAGTCTTGTGAGTCCGAGGTCATCAAATAATCCATCTCTTTCTAAGTCAATATTAACTTTATTTTTCATTTTTATTCCTAATATCTTTCTGCAATCGCGCCCAACCTTCCACGTTGGTAAGCACTTCAGAGATGGGTAGGGTGTTATCTATCCAGACATCGCAGTCCGCCGAGCTAACCGAAGTTTCGGAGGCGTGTTCATCTTCACCTTCATAGACAGAAACTCGTTCCACCCACGCTACCACTCCGCCGTTCTCGCGGATTGCTTTTATTTCATTTGGGAAACGAACATCATCAACCACAACAATACCGGTCTCTTTGTTCGCCTTGGCAACAAGCATATCTACCCAGATATTCTCGTGCAGTAAGTTACGGCCCCACTCAGTTCCGAGTGTTTGCATGGCGTATCTTGGGGTCTTACCATTCAACATGTCACAGGCTACTTCTTTAAGGTCGCCGTTTATCTGGCCCTCGTTAAATCCCATCACACGCATCATGTCTTTAAGAGTGTCGGCAAAGCGAATGATCTTTGCTCCCCGACTATCTCTCATGTTCTTGGCTACATAGGATTTCCCGGAGCCTTTCTTTCCACACAGGCCAATAAATAAATCACTCATCATTCGTCGCCTTGTGGTTTGTACTTACTTATGTCGATGACTTTTGATGAAGACTCCAGCTTACCAAGAAGCTCCTCGTCCGCAGTAAACATAATCTCGTTCTCTGCTACAGGCTTGATACTTTCATCAAACCCAGACACATTACGGACTATCTCACCTATGGCGATAATCTCTTCATCTTGACTACTCATCAGGCCGAAGATCCCAGCTACTAGGTTCTTAAACAAATCCTCTATTTCTGGATCCATGTTGTCGGGGAACTCCCAACCAAACCTAAAATCTATCCCTTCGCTAGTTTCATTCGGGACGAGTTCTATAAATGCTCCTACAAACTTATCCGTCATTTTGTTTCTCGAAGTTTACTAAGTAAATTTAATGAACGCTTTTTAGGTTTTTCTTTAAGCCATTCACCCGGGATTTCTTTCGCCGCGAACATAAACCCATTCTTCTCACACCAGTCAGCGTAGCTAGTCTTGCTACCCTTACGGAGCTTGCCTCTAGGGTTATTGAATACAAAGCGAAGGTCTAACGCCTCGCCGTACTCGTCACGGATGTAGATGTGTTTTTTTCTATCTTCAGGAGTGAAGCGCCCTTTGCTCTCAATTACGATACCGTTAGGTAAAACGTAGTCAGGAGTGTAGTGACGGCCCTGCACCGGGACAGTAAAAGGAATGCGGAAAGGTTCATACTCAGCCCTTACTCCAGCCTCTTTAAGCTGTAGGCCTATATCTTCTTCCAGACCAGACCGGTACCCATTGGCAATAGCTCTACGGCGTATGTTTCTAAAGGTCATCGTCATACTCCGCATACCAGTGGTAGCGAGGATTTTGAGCCTTGCTGTGAGTTTGAGGGCGGTACTTCGCGTCCGGCCAACAGGCGTTTGTGTAGTTACAAAACGTACAGTTAATAGCCAGCCTTTTGTTGGGGGTTAGTTGCTTACGGAAGTACTCGTCTTGCGGTTCAAAGCATCTTTCAAAAGGTGCATCTGTTGCTATCAATTCCACATTAGCCGCGATCTTATCCCGGATTCCACGCTTATCTGCGTCGGTAAACTCAGCGTCTACAACCTTGATCTCACCTGTGGATTTATTAACAACAAGCCAACCGCCGGGCTCTTTACCCGAGGCGTCACTGTAGCCCAATAACTGAGGTACATAACCGAACGCATCGTCCTTAGCTACGCCTTCCCAGCCCTGACTCCATTTGTTGTCATAGGCCCAAGGACTAGAGGACTTAGTATCGTAGACCTTATCGTCTATCTCAACGTCGTTCTCACCAAGGATGGTGGTATCGCCCACATCAAGCTGTACCTTATCCTTACCCCCAGTAATATTTACTCGGGCTAGTTTAAGATATAACTCAACCAATACCTCAGTCGCATCGCCCAACATAAAGCGGACAATGTTGTTGTAGGGGTTCTTGGATTTAGGGGTGCCAGCCTTCTCCTGTTGGAGTTGGCAAGAAGGGCGGCCCACATTCGACATACGAATGCGGAACGCATCTTCACGAGGCTTTAGTTGTTTGCGGAGAGTGTCTTTAAACATCTCCCCGGCTTCGTCTATCCAGCTTTCTTCATACTCTACAACCTCTCCGTTAGAGAGCTTATCAAGTACCATATGAAGTTGGTGTTCAAGAATGTTTAGAGACATAAAGTACCTCGTTTAAAGTTAAGGTACGATTACGCGTCGTCGGCTAAATCATCTTCCAAGTCACTAGATATATTATCGAGGGCATCAATAGCATCATCAGATAGCTGGCTGTTACGCAGAGCTTTCTCATGAGACGCTTGAATCTTTTCGTTCTCGTTCTTTACCATGTCATGCATTACTTTGACTGTCTCAAAGATCTGCTCATCCATTGGAAGCGCGTTAACAAGATCCGGGTCAAAGTTCATTACCCACCATATGTTACCGCCAGAGCCTTTAGTCTTAGTGGCACCCACCTTGACTGTATACTCGTGCATCTTACGGCCCCGAGGTAATTTCTTCAGGAACTCATCTTCAAACGGGTTAAAGTTAGATCCTTTCAGCATGACAATAACAGGCTGGTTCTCGACAGTTACTGTATCACCATCTGCATTCTTACCTTCGTAAGACACTAGACCACGAACCTGACGGAAGCATTTAATGTCGCTGTAACGCTTCTGATCTTCCTTAGACATTTCACGCAATACGTTACTGGTAGGTTTACCACAACGTGTCGTGCCGTTCATATCACGGGCTTCTTGGCGTAGCATTGGGATCATCAAGGTTTTGTTTTTAACCTTGTTCTCTTCAGGGTCGTACTGAATCCACTGGAACAGTTGGCTAAGTGGACGGAAGTTCACCGTTTTGGCGAAAACAGGATCATCATCCGTGCCTCGCACAAAGAATTGACCACGAGGAAGTGACTGACCTTGGTCGTTCTCTTCTTGGTAGTTAATTTTTAATTCGGGTAGACGATCAGAAGAAGCGTCACCGCTACCACCACCCATGCCCATAGCGGCGGCAAGTTCCAATTGTTCACTTTTGCTAATAGTTGCAAGTTCATTCATAAATTTCTCCAGTAGTTACCTTTATAAGGTATTTAGTTAAGGAATTATAATGTACCTCAGTTAAGGGCACTAGTCAATATCCAATTCAACTTGTTCCATCCAATTTGGGCCTTGGGTAATCTCGATATCGAGGGGTAGTGAAAGCTCATAATCATAGCGTTCTTTGACCTCTTCGGCTAAACCGCCCATAGCCCACTTCAGGGCCTCTATCACTTGCGCGTCTTCATCCGGGTGAACGTCAACGACAATTGAATCATGAACCGTCAAGATCAATCTTGATTTAAAATCTTCCTTGATAAATCTTTGGTGGGCCCGGACACAGGACATTACGACTAAGTCGGCAGTAGCGAACGATTGGCAGGGGTAGTTAACTACGGCAGTAGCATTAGTTATCCTACCGTTTCCTAGCCTCCGAGCGTTAGGGAAGTAGAACTCCCGGCCGCTTGGTATACGAACAAGACCGTCTTTCAGCACACCATCCATTAGCTTACGGTGCCATAGTGCTAGGCCCTTGTAGATGTTGAAGTACTCTTTAAAGTAGGCTTGAATATGCGGGGGCTCATTGGCACCCATCCCGCCATAAAGGGGCGCGAACGTGTACGCCTTTGCCGCTTGTCTCATAGTCTTATCAACATCATCTACTGAGCATTGATTAATAATGGCGGCGGTCTGTTTGTGTACGTCAAACCCATCCAGTATCTGCTCGATGACAGTAGGGCACTGAGATAGTTCCCCGGCCACTCTAAACTCTAACCCAGAGAAGTCAGCTTCCATGATCGTACCGCCATCAAACCTAGAGTGTACGGCTTTCCGTACGGGAAACTTATGGCCCTTGGGTATGTTCTGGAAGTTAGGGTTAGAAGAGGACAGTCTACCGGTACGAGTTATGCACTGGTTAAACTGCGCGTGGAGTATCCCATCTGCACGGGTAGATCCTTCGATGTTCTTAATAAACGAGTCTAGGTAAGTAGAGATAGCGTTTAGTCTAGAGGTCTTGGTAAGGAACTCTATTGCCTTTAAGTTGTCCTTTGCCTCGGCCTGAGCAATCAACTTCTTGATCGTTAACTTATCTGTCTTAAACCCGTTGATGCTGGCGTCGGTAGCTTGGGTAGGCACTAGCTTGAGCCCTGCCACTTGCCCTGTCTCTGTTAAAGTATAGCCCCGCCCATCACAGTGCGTACACTTGGATAGGTTCTTATAGGGCTCACCATTCACCTTAATCTTTTGTAGCCTACCTTTGCCTTCACAGACATCACAGTGGTTAGCTATGGTCTTCATTACCCGGCGGGTAGACTTACGAACGGTGTTGGCAAACTTACTAGCATTCATACGAGGGGGTGGTAATGGTTTGCCCCGGGCATTGACGCCTATGTTGAATGCGTTCTTATGGTAGTTCCTATCCTTTACTGTGCGCGAATAAACAACGGCAGTCATATCTACACCACTGTTCAGATTGATAGGCGTGTCACCCATCACGTCAGCAACGATGGCATCTAGATCTTTCTCTATCTGTACCTTCTCTGCTTCATATTGTATTTTTACTGCACCCAGAGTATCGGTATCTATTGCAATACCATTGCGCTCTAGCTCCACCAAAAATAGCAACATCTCATTCATTAGAGTAAAGGTTGGTAGTAGGCCGACGTTCGACTCTTTTAGAAGATCTTTTTGTTGGGCTTGGTAGATCTCCGCAGTAGATAGCACATCGGCATCTGCGTACTCTATGACCGTAGCCAAGGGCATGGCCTCAAACCCGGTACCTGACTTAAACAAGTCATCTACTAGGTCGGACTTCTTACGGGTGACATCCCGGCGTTCGGCTGTAGCTTTGAGTGATAGCTCTTGGCGTTGTCCTCGTGCGAGGATGTACTCACCAATCATCGTGTCGTACACTGTTTTTGGTGTACTGAAACCTGACTCATATAAGTAGGACACGTCAAATTTAGCATTATGGCATACGATTAACTCAGCCCGTTTAAGGTCTGCCTTCATCGGCTCACTGCTATCGGCGTACAGGCCGTGTTGCTCATTATGATTAAATATAGCCCGACGCGCTGGGCCTAGTTCTCCGTCTTCAATCATTCTCCAATGAGAAGAGACGATCTTATTCTTTGGATGGTATGGGCTGTTGTCCTTACTTTTATCCTCACCAAATTGAACCGTTGTTTCTAAGTCCAATACAATTACTACACTCACATTATTCCCCTTTAAATTTAGTTTCCATTAATCGTTTCCACAGGGTTTCAATTGGGAACAACTCATCGTGTTCCATCTTCAGTCTGTCGCCATATCCGAAATTAACGGGGCTACATTCCTGCTTGAACGTCCTGCGATCTATCCATCCGTTGATCCGCATTACATTTGGATCTTCGGTTCTCCCTACCAACACAGCTATCTGGGCCCGGAACTTCGGTATCTGATCGAATACCAATGGGCCAAACTCTGCGTTAGTAAACTTCACATCAATCGAGCTATCACCACACCAAAGATCTACGCCGCCGTCTGTCAGCACGTTGATGGTTGGGGGTTCCAGAGCGAATAACCGGGCCACGGCAAACTCTGCCTTGAACCCATAGATGTTTGCTTCAGTACGACTTTGATTGTCGTTCTCTAATCTTGGCTTAAAGCCCTGCATTTCACAGAGCTTAACCGTGTCTGCACCCATTAGCTTACTGCTATGGGCGTCCTGCTTGGATAGTGTTACCAGCATATCTACTCCACATACCGGGAGATCTCCGGCTGTATGTTGCAAATTACTGTGCCATGCCAACCACTCAGCTTATTCTTACTGACGGTTAGGTAACGTGAGGTATCGGGCTCGGAGTCATCAACGTCTCCAGCTTCATGCTTACCGATACCAATACATAAATCTAGCTCGGCCATCTTGCCGATCTTACTGCCTTCCATATCGAAGCCCGATAAACGAGTTCGTCCTTTGGCATCATTACTGGCTTGGCTAACCGCAAGAAGGGCACAGTCAAATTTCTTCGCGGTCTCACGCAATCGACGATACAACTCACGCAGACGTTCATGCCCTGCGTTAAAGTTACCGCCAATGTTTACTTTATCTGCTTGGTCAATGATCAGGATGTCAGGCTGTTCTTTCTCGACGTAGGCTTCTATCTTAGCCAAGTCCCAGTCCTGTATCTCATTCATGTCGAACAGATCTTCAATGTCGTTAAACTTACGTCTGGCTTTCATAGGGTCAGCAATTACTTGCTCCCGGGTAACACCAGCGTGTGCTTGGATGGCACGGAGCATAGTACGCCCAGTGTCTTCTTCGTTACCGAGGTAGATGACCTTGGCACCTTGTTCACAGAACCCACCGGGGCCGGTACAGATACTGACTAGGAATGCTGTCTTACCCGTCTCAGGTAAAGCAAACACACACCCGAACTCCCGGGCACCAATCCCGTACACATGTCTAGATAACGTGGATATATTAAACTCCCAGCGGTTATCATCAGTAACACCAGCCAGTAGCTCATGGATATCTTTGGTCGTAGGCTCACCGAAGTCAGTAGGCATGAAGCCTTCCTTCGATTGATCAAGCAGTTGGTGTAGTCTTTCCATCCCGGTGGTGTTGCCATCAGCCACTTCGATACCAAGGTTGGCTATTCGAGTTCCGATACGGCGTTGCCATAGGCCTTGTATGACCTCAGCTACTACAGGTGGGGAAAGTGGGTCTATCGTATGAATCAGATCCACGATACCAGCAAATGCTTCTTGGTCAGACCGAGTGGCTACCGGGTTTTGGTTTTGCCACAATGCCATGATGTCGGCAGGGATTAGATCGTGTTGATGCTTTTCGTGGGCTTGAGAGATAGTGACGTAGGCGTCTTGGATCTCATCCTCGAATAGATTCTTAGATAAGTTCGCTT